CCGAACGGATATGTTTTTGATTCTGTTTATAGTGGTGTTTTGTCAAAAGCTAGCAAGCATAAAAGTTTGATGGTAATTAACAAAAGATTTCCTGATGTCTATCGTAGAATTATCTTTGGTACAACTTATTATTTGTTGTATAAAGATCGTGATATGATGACGGATCAGATGATCAACCATAGGGCACATTATTTTTCAAGTGAAACTAAACTCAAAGTCGTAAGAGATAATAATTTTACTCATTCCCGAGCTTATTCAACTATTGAAAAGCTTTTGTGCGGAGTTTTCGGCTGTTTAATTCTCAAGGTCGGAAACAAACTCTTACGGAGATTGATTGAGAATATCTGCTTTCGCATTTCGAATATGAAAGCTATTTTACAGGTTTGCAGCGTGCAGTCATTGACAGATTTATTTCTGTTACTGTCTACTAGCGGAACTAATTTAGTAGCTGCCGCTCAAGGTAATTTGAGTTTGATCGAATTGTTGAATGTTATATGCGAAGAAATCATTCGTTTCTTTTCTCCTCTATTTTCTGTTGGATTATTTTGGGGAGAATTTCTAGTGTATTTCGGCATGCTCAAAAAACAAGGTGGTGGTTTGAGCAAATCGATCATCGTAAGATTAGTTCCCCTGATCTTACATTGGACTGCTTGTGTTGCGATTTACAAAAAGAAAACAATGAAGATGTTTTGTTTTATTACTAGCATCCATATTGCGTATAACATGTTGTCCAAAAGATACAACAAAAGAATCTGCGATTTTGTAGGAATTAAAATACCTACAGTCGGAGGTCGCCCTATATATGAGAGGTTTGTTGAAAATTATAAAAATTTTCAGCAAGATCAGGTTTATACGATGGGCTGGACAGTTTTAAAACAAAACGACATTTTATTACCGACAAGTGTGCCGAAGCTGGACATTTCGAAGTCCGACTTGTCAAATTTTAGTGTAAAAGTGGATGGTGTGGAGAAGGATGTGTTAGAAGTATTTGAAACTTTACCAGACACAACAGCAGGGTGTATATACCCCGTCTGTATTAGTAATGGTACAATGTATCGACCCGCTAACAATATGAAAGGGATCATAACTGCCGCCGTAAGGAGGATTTGTTTGATACCTAAATATCTAGGGGGACTCAAGGAAGAGAATTTGGAATGGAATTCTCTTCACGAATGGTGGCGAGCTGTGAATGCTATGCGAGAAATGGAACCGTTCTACTTGAAACCGATAGATCGTATCGATACTTTAGAGGATGCTGTGAAGAAGATGGGAAAGAAGAAACACAGAATTTTAAACGCCAACGAAGACCTTATAAACTTGGGAAGACATAGTAAAGGAAAGAGGATCAATGTAAAGTCTAATGAGACTATTTCAAATCCCTTTAAACCTAGAGCTATAACAGATCTTCCTCCTGAGGAACATGCACAAATGACGCAATACGCTCATGTGCTTGCAGATAGTTATAAGGCCAGTTGGAACATAAATAATGTTTATTCTGTTAACGATTACAATGTGAGATTTGTATACGCTAGCGGAATGAATTCAGAGGAACTTTCCGAAGTGGGGAGGTTAATGGTTGAATCTGGAGATATTATTTTCGTTTTTTCTGGAGATGATGCGTTCGCGTCATTTGGAAAGTATGCTGAACACTTCGATATGAAGCGTTTTGTTGATTGGGATATAAAGAAATGTGACCAATCACATTCGGAGGGATCTATGGATTGTACTAGATTCATGCATGGAGATGCAGACGTTCCGGATGAAATCACAGATTTAGCGATGGAAGAAGTCACAAGACCTATTCAATTCGTTAAAGACAGGATTGAAATCACATGCAAACCGAAATTTCAATTGCCTACTGGTATAGTCTGGACGACTACAACAAATGGAGGTATTAATTTTGGTGCATTTGTGTATTTTTTAAATCACTGTCAATTTGATTTACATCAAGCATACGCTAGACTCGGTTTTGAGATAGAAATGAATCAACATGATGATATTCATGGTGGTACATTTTTGAAAGGTTGGTATCCTTTAGATTGCGACAATGTAGTCTATTGGGAACCTTTACCGTCTTGTATCTTAAAACTAGGGAAAACTATGACAGATCCGGTTCTAGCTACTAGAGTAGTTAGAGATGGATCGACGTATCGCTTGCCATGGGCTCAAGCAATCAAGCGAGCTGCCGCCGCTATTGCAGACAGTCAGATGATGGTGAGCCGTCAAACCCCTATTGTTGGGCCCTTCCTTCAAACTTTGGATAGGCTTGGTGAAAAAAA